CGTACTTCCTCACGTGCTTGGCCAACTGGTCCCATTCAGGACCCTGCGCGTTGATACCAACAGCACACTCGGATGTTAAAGGCATCATCGAAATGATACGTGCTATAGGCAAGTAATACTTGCGAACCAGGAGTTGCAATGCCGTAGGCGCTCCCTGGAAAACCCTGACCTTGTCCTTAGTCAATTTTGTCGCTTCATCCTTCAGACATGCTTTGAATATTGGATAGGCTCTTTCTCCAGCGAGATAAAGCTCTTCCATTTCATAGGCGTGTTTCCAGAACATGGGATCCAGCTCGGCTGGACATTGATGATCTGGATACTCTTCAGGATCCAAAAGCGTCAAGAAGTTAGACTTTGGACCGGACAGGGGAAAACCAATGGATGTACTTGGAGGCATTTTGTCAACAAATCTCATCCCATCAATACCACAAACGGTTTCCATCTCAGTCAAGGGTCGAACTTGAGACTTCATCTTCGGCAACTGATCCAACGCCTTCAATACAGGGACAATGTAGTCCTTTGCTGCACGAGTGAGCAATGATCCTTCAATTCCCTGAGAAGGTTTGGTAGAATACTGAAGTGAGGCCTGAAAAGGCCAACCCTTTCGAAACTTCGGTGGTCCCCATTTCTGTGGTACTCCTGTGACATCCTCAACATGTTTGGAGATTATGGTGTCTTCTACTTCAGAATGGTAAGTGGCTCTTCCAGTGCACTGTCCATAGTACTTACAATATGCTCCTTTTGGGAGGTAGTTGATAGCACTTTTGGGATGCACGTCGGGACCCTGGTAAAATTGTATGTCATAGAGCTGTTTGGGAACAGTTCCCTCACTCTTTGCCAAAACAACACCGGGTTTCTCCGACAGGGCTTGCTTAGCATTTGCCATCTGATCTTGAGTCAGCAGGCCACTACATCCATCGACATGTCCATTGACTCCACCAAGGTGGAATCCCCCAATCAAGGGGCCTTTAGTTTCCGTCACCAATGCACCCATACACAATCCTTCGAATGTGTTCATAGGTAGCTTATAACGAGAACCAAAGAATGTACATGCCTTTGTGAAAACTGGTCCTGGGTTCATTTTAGTCTTCGGCGTTTTGCTGCTGACCTGAAGTTTGCTTCCGTCTTCTTTCTTATACACAAAACGTGCTGGAACAGAAGCGAAGCGCGATTCCGGTAAGTATGCAGTTAAGTCCTTCCAATCACCACCGTTGGGAACCCAAACGAGTGATAAATCGGTATTAGGTACTCTCACGCTATGACCTTTATGAATCCATGTCTCAAAATTCCCACCAATTAAGGTGGGATCATGGCGAGTAACAGAAATCTTCATGTCATCCTCAATCCACATATGATGTGGAACCAATGCAATGTTTGAACAAGGAAAGAATGCGTCGCAAACGTATACCTTGTCAGACTTTGAGGTCCGCATTTCCATGAAAGCGAGGTTCTTGAAGACCATATTTTCCAAATCGTCAACTGAGGTAGTCTTAGCCTTGTCTGAACATGGCATTTCAGAAACGACAACACCGGACCATGGATTGACCTCGGTGTCTCTTTCTTCAATGTCCACATCAGCTGTTGGGGCAAGATTTCCCTGAGGTGAAGGGACAACTTTCAATTGCTTCCATACTAACGCAACACCATAAAGAGCTGCGACAGCTAAGCAACATCCAGTTATCCACTTCACGTGCCGATCACGATACATCTTGAACACTGCAGGCATTGCCCTGTTGTCTGCTGAAACTTCTTCATACAACCTTTTCTTTTCCACCTCAACAATTCTGCCCATAGCCAAAAATGGATAGAACAGAGTCAGGTAGAAGATAGATAGAGTGCAGAAGGAGAAAATAAACAGTACAATGGCAAGAATGATATGATTAAAGTAGGAACGGCGGATCCGCTCCTTCAATTTCGTCTCATTTGTAAGCCAAATCAAGTTCATGATGTATCCTCGAGAAAGCCAGTCTGTTGGGATCCAATTCGTCCAGGTGGTAAATGGAGAATTCTCCAACCAATCTAGACGTTTTACCATCCATTCAACAGTCCTTTCTTCAATGACATCGGTCCAATATTCCATCTTCGGGACAAAACCCTTAGTGTAATTGTAAAAGCGTTGTGAAAGAGTCTTAGCAATCTTGACACCAAACTGGTTATCCATGATCACAAGATCTTCCATAGGATAGGGATCCTCCTCCTGGAGCGATTCCTTGAAGCTTTCTTCCTCTGGGTCTTTCTCATTATGTTCAGCCTCACAAAAGGTGCA